TTACTAAAATTTTAGTTTAAGAAAAGTATGTTTTACACATAGACAGAAATGCAAAACGATTTGCCTTTACAAGAATTATCTCAAGAACAACTTGCAACAGTAGTTGAGAAACATTTATTAGATTATATAAAATTATGTCAGGATAATTTTTTAATATTTGTTAAAGAATGTTGGCCTGATTTTATTTGTAGGCTAGACCCTAAAAAAGAAAATTGGGGCCACCATCAGATTATATCTAGTGAGTTTGAAAAAATTTCCGATGGAAGTTTGAAGCGATTAATTATCAATATGCCTCCACGTCATACAAAATCTGAATTCGCATCTTATCTTTTCCCAGCTTGGTTAATTGGAAAAAATCCAAAATTAAAAATTATGCAAGTAACACACAACGCTGAACTTGCCATGCGCTTCGGACGTAAAGTTAGGAACTTAGTTGACTCACCAGTGTATAAACAAATTTTTGGTGATGTTAAATTACGAGAAGATTCAAAAGCTGCTGGACGTTGGGAGACGAACAAAGGTGGTGAGTACTTCGCTGCTGGTATAGAAGGTTCCATCACAGGTCGTGGTGCAGATTTATTAATTATAGATGACCCACACACAGAGCAATCTTTACTATCTGATACGGCGTTTGAAAAAGCATATGAGTGGTATATCTCAGGACCACGACAGCGTTTACAACCAGGTGGTTCCATCGTGGTAGTTATGACACGCTGGTCTCAAAATGATCTGACCGCGAAGCTAATCAGTGCACAGTCAGAACCAAGAGCAGATCAGTGGAAGTTAATTGAGTTTCCTGCAATATTAGAATCTGGTAATCCTGTGTGGCCAGAGTATTGGTCACTAGAAGATTTATTAAAAACACGAGCTAGTATTTCTCCATCAAACTGGAATGCACAGTATATGCAAAATCCTACTGCAGAAGAAGGAGCTATTATAAAACGACACTGGTGGATACCTTGGAAAAATAAACAGGTTCCAAATTTACAACATGTTATACAAAGTTATGATACTGCTTTTAGTGCAAAAGAAACTGCTGACTTTTCTGCCATTACTACTTGGGGTATTTTTACACCCACAGAAGGTTATGGTCAGGCAATAATTTTATTAGATGCAATAAAAGATAGATTAGAATTTCCTGAGTTAAAACGAGTTGCATTAGACCAATTTAAATATTGGGAGCCAGAAACAGTTATTGTTGAAGCTAAAGCATCAGGACAACCACTTATCCAAGAAATGAGAAGAATGGGAATACCAGTTATAGATTTTCAACCTGCAAGAGGAAAAGATAAACATACTAGAGTTAATGCTGTTGCACCATTATTTGCAGCAGGAGTGGTGTTTTTTCCTGAAGGAGAACATTTTGCCTTAGAAGTTATTGAAGAATGTGCTTCATTTCCATTTGGTGAAAATGACGATTTAGTAGATTCAATGACCCAAGCACTTTTACGATATAGACAAGGTGGTTTTGTTGAAACTTCATCAGATTACAAGGATGAAGCCAAAAAACATAAAGAATTTAAGTTCTACGATTGATAAAACATGGTCTAAAGGGTATATTGTCTTTTAAACCTTAAGGAGCAAAAATGTCAAAATTAAAACGAAGATTAGCCGGAGTAGGCACAGGTTTACTCGCGGGTTATCTACTTGGAAAATCGGGATTTGGTAGCAAGCCTGCTAAGGGCGCGACTAAAAAAACAATCACATCAAAATCTAAAATTGTAAAAGACCCAACCACTGAAGGTCTAAGAATTACAAGATCAAAACCTTTTGAATCTCAAGAAATGGGTCCTACATCACAAGATAGATCTGTATCTTTTGATTCACCAACAGAAGCAACATACATTGCTATGCCAAGGACACCAGTTGGTTTTGAATATGAACAAGGTATTGAAGGAACTTTTGGACCAATGGCAAAAGACGGAAAATTTATAAATCAAAGAAAAATGACACAAGATGAAATAGATGCAATGGAGGAATATTTTAGACCATTTAAACCACAACCACCCTTACCAGAAGGTTCAGTGACCTCAGATACAAAAAAGAAGGATAAATTTATGCGTGGTGGAAAAGTAAAAAAAGCAAAAATTGGAATGTTTGGAAAAGTAGAAACTAAATCGGCAGCAGTAGACAAAGAGACAGGAGATAGAATGACTTTAGAAGATATGATAGCAGCTGGTAATATTGTAGGAACCATTTCACCATATTTAAAAAAAAGAGACAAAGACAGATTAAATAAAGATATAGAAAAAGCTCAAAAAAATTTTTATAAGGAAAGAAATAAAGATTTAACAGCAACCGAAGGTTCATTTATGCGTGGTGGATCTGTAGTTGCACGAGGAGATAAATTTAGTCGTAATAGATCTAGACCAACTAAGTTATCTTAATGGCTGGAGGAGTTATTGGTAAGTTGGTCGGAATGGGTGCTGCTAGATTAGGCAAAGACCCTCAAGCAACTTACGAAGATATTCTTGGTGGTTTTTCTATTCCTCAAGATAAGCTAACAAGAGGCGTTATCACAACTGGAGTAAAAAAAGGTGGACTAATGAGAGGATGTGGTGTAGCAAAACGTGGAGGAAGAAAAACTAAAATTCTTTAATGGCTATTGAAAAGAACAACGAGAATGAAGAGGTTGTTCAGGAAACTGAAGCAACCGTAGAACTTCCTGGCGAGGGTCAAGAAGAGGAAGCTTTTGTTGCAATTAATCCAGATGGAACAACAGAGTTAAATCCAGAAGAACAAGATACAGGTTTTTATTCAAATCTAGCAGAACAAATGGATGATCGAGTTTTAATGAAACTTGGTTCAGAGCTTGTAATGCTTTATAATTCTGACAAAGAATCAAGACAAGATTGGGAAGACCAATATACTAAAGGTTTAGAATTTTTAACAACAAATTACCAAATGGCGACAAAACCTTTTCAAGGAGCGTCGACCGTTACCCATCCATTATTGTCCGAAGCAGTTACACAATTTCAAGCACAGGCTTATAAAGAATTACTTCCAGCAGAGGGTCCAGTTCGTACACAAATAATAGGACTTACAGATCCCTTACGAGAGCAACAAGCTCAACGTGTAAAAGACTTTATGAACTTTGAGTTAATGGAAAGAATGGAAGAGTATGTAGATGATTTTGACAATCTTTTATATAGATTACCACTAGCAGGCTCAGCATTTAAAAAAATATATTATGATGCAATTAATAAACGAGCTGTAGCTAAATTTGTTGCAGCCGAAGATCTAGTAGTTCCTTACTATGCAGAAAGCTTAATGGACGCGGAGCGAATAACGCATGTATTAGATTTAACAGAAAATGAATTATTAAAACGACAAAAATCTGGTTTTTATAGAGACATTGACATTCAACCATCTTCACAAATTGCAAATAGAATTCAAGAGAAGTATCAAAAATTATCTGGAGTGCAACCTAGCTATACAAGCATGTCTAAAGATAGATTATTTAAAATTTTAGAAATGCATGTAGATTTAGATTTAGATTATTATGAATTTGATGATAACAAAACACAAAAAAAAGTAAAAGTTCCATACATAGTTACTGTTGATGAAATGACACAACAAATTTTATCTATTTATAGAAACTATAGAGAAGAAGATGAGGACGCGAAGCGGATAGATTATTTTGTACAGTACAAATTTTTACCAGGATTAGGTTTTTATGGGTTTGGACTAGTGCATATGATTGGTGGTTTGACAAAAGCAGCAACCAATGCATTACGACAATTACTAGATGCAGGCACTTTAGCAAATTTACCAGCAGGATTTAAGTCAAGAGGCATGCGTGTACGTGATGATGACCAACCTTTTACACCAGGAGAGTTTAGAGATGTGGATGCACCTGGCGGAAATATACGAGATCAGTTTCAAATTTTACCTTTTAAAGAGCCAAGTGCTGTACTTTTTCAATTAATGGGCTTTTGTGTTGAAGCTGGACAACGATTTGCAGCAATTTCCGACCCACAAGTTGGTGATATGAACTCTCAAGCACCAGTTGGGACTACAATTGCACTGCTTGAAAGAGGTTCAAGGGTCATGTCGGGTGTACAAAAGCGTTGTTATGCTGCTATGAGAAGAGAATTTAAACTTCTTGCACGAATTTTTGCAGATTATTTGCCTCCAGAGTATCCATATGATGTTTATGGTGGTGAAAGAACGATTAAAGCAGCTGATTTTGATGACAGAGTTGATATTTTACCTGTTGCTGACCCAAATATTTTCTCAATGTCACAAAGAGTGACACTTGCACAGACACAATTACAAATTGCACAAACAAATCCTGCAATTCACAACATGTATGAGGTGTACAGAAGAGTTTATGACTCTTTAGGCACTAAAAATGTTGATCAAATTTTACTTCCAGAGGACAATATACAAGCTCCAATGGATCCAGCAGCAGAAAATATGAGAGCAATTGATTTAAAAAATTGTAGAGCGTTTGCTGGGCAGGATCATGATGCCCATATTGCTTCCCATATGTCATTTATGAGAACAAGAATGGTTCAAATCAATCCTGCTGTGTATATTATTTTACAAAGACACATTACTGAGCATATAGGACTTAAGGCAAGAGTTTTAGCTTCAATGCAGATGATGCAAGATCAAAACATGGCTGCTTTATCTCAAAGTAATCCTCAAGAATTTGCTTTACAACAAGAGGCATTGATAGCAAGGATAGAAGCTCAACTTACAGAACAAGCTGTTGTAGTTGAAGAGAGTTATATTGCTTCAAGAAAAGATCCTTTAGTGTTGCTAAAAGAAAGAGAATTAGATATTAGAGCTCTAGAAGTACAACAGAAATCTAAAGATGAACAAATGAAACAAACCAATGAAGATTTAAGGTTTGATGAAAAAATGGACTTCGAAAAGATGAAGTTGGAAAATAAAGAAGAGGCTGACAAAGCAAAACTTGCTTTAGAAGTTGCTAAACTTAACAAAACAAGAAAATAAAATGAAAAAAACAAAAAAGATGAAAGGTGGAATGTCAGATAAAGCTGGCAGAGCACTGAAAAAAAAGGGAAAAGACGCAAAAGGAAGAGCGTTAAAATAAATAATTTATTAATTATGCCACTTAATAAAAAAGGAAAAAAAATTTTAAAGTCAATGAAAGAACAATATGGTTCTGATGCTGAAAAAGTTTTTTATGCTTCTAAAAATAAGGGTGTAATTAAAAATGTTGAAAAAAAAATGGGAGGTGGGTTATCAGGTGGTAAACGCTTTGGCCCACCACCACTTAAAGGTCCAGATTCACAAGGGTTAATGTTAAAAGATGGCGGAATGGGTTGTCCACATAGAAGAAAAGGTGCAAAGTCACCAATTCAAGGAATTAAAGATATACAAACATCAGGAAAAAAATTTATAGGAGTTAGATAATGATTCCAATTCTTCAAGCGGTTGCACCTCTTGCAAAAATTTTATTTAATACAGTCGATAAGGCTGTTGCAGACAAAGATCTTGCTGCAAAACTTAAAGCAGATTTACAAACACAAATGTTACAATCACATACTCAAGAGTTACAAGCAGCTGCAAAAATTGTAGAAGCTGAAGCAAAAGCTGGATGGTTTGCATCATCTTGGAGACCACTTTTAATGTATGTTTTAATTTTTATTTTAATTTGGAATTATATTTTAGGTCCTGTATTTAAATTTTTATTTGGAGCAATTATTACAATAGAGTTACCAGGAGATGTTTGGACACTATTACAAATAGGTCTAGGTGGATATGTAGTTGGTCGTAGTGCTGAGTCAGTTGCTAGAACTATTGCTAATAAAAATATTAAAGTCGATGAATGACCGATATTGAATACATCTTAAAAAAAATTATTCAACCTAAAATTAAACTTTTAACTGATATAGCTATAGGTGGTGTTGACACTTTTGATAAGTACCTATATATAGTGGGTCAAATCAAATCACTAACTGATTTGCAACAGGAACTCACGAACCTGCAGAAAAAACAGGAGCTATATGACGAAGACGAAGACAAAGACGGAGGAAGTACCAAAGCATCGAGAAGCACTTCTTGAAGCATACAAGTCTGAAGAAGAAATTAAAAAGACTTGGTTAGATCCAGAATCCATCCCAAAATCATCAATTGAAAGAATGCCTCAACCTACTGGTTGGAGAATTCTTGTATTGCCTTGGGCTGGTCCTGCAAAAACTAAAGGTGGTATAATTATTCCAGATCAGTCTCACTCTACAATTCAAATTACAACAGTTGTTGGATATGTTTTGAAAATGGGTGATCTTTGTTACAAAGACAAAGAACGTTTTCCAAATGGCCCTTGGTGTAAAGAAAAACAATGGGTAATGTTTGGTCGCTACGCTGGAAGTAGATTTAGAATTGAAGGCGGCGAAGTCAGAATATTAAACGATGATGATATCAT